GTATAGTCGTGTGTGTTCCAATAAATATCAAAATTAGTTCTATGCATGGTGATTAAGTCATACTGTTTTTCGCTGGGAAATTTATAATCCTCGCTGGATATTTCCCATCTATAGGTAGTAACTGCCTCGTCTAATCCAAATGCCTTCCTAGCATCTTCAAAGAAGTTTATAATATCACTTGGCTGATAATTGTTTTCAACGGGAAGTTCAGTTATGTCAACCTTATGTCCAATAGATACACATATCCATGCAAACAAACCAATGCCTGCACCAACATCTAATATCTGTAATCTTTGCTGTTTGACTAATTTTAATAACTCAACAGCAACCCATTTCTGTTCCCAGTGCGCATCAAACTCATCAAGATACTTCCTACCATTTTTTTTACGAGTTAAATGATAGTAATCTACTATAGTTTGTAGTTTATGTAAGGGAAAAGCATTCTTGAATACCTTAGAAAATTTTATGTTTGCTATTGATTTATCTTTCTAATGCTTTGCGCAGATCTTCCATAATCTCTGCTCTTGATTTCTTTTGTACCTGTTGTTCTTGTAGCTCTTCTTCTGTAGTTACAAATTTACCAAATAAACCAGTGACTGTGCCAAGCGCATCCCTTTTTACCACACTATGAAATAAACTAGTAGTGGATATTACTGGACTGCAGGCAACTAGTAATAGTACTAGTAAAAGTGTTATTACTTTGATGGAGCCTTCTTTCCGCGCCAGTCGCCCCATATTTCACTTGCGTTTACACGGATAAATGGCTTGTTTGTTTCGTTGGTATTTGTGTTAGGAATAGTAAGCATTACACGTTTGCCTCGTGCCCATGCTGCTCTTTGGTTAATTACTTGCGTAAATGTTTGGTTGTATTCTCGTCTTTGCGCTTTGCTCCAACTAGTACGGTTTTGGCAATGTGTGCTTTTGCTTGTCTGTGTTGCTCTTGATCTTTTCTTACCCATGGTCGATTCCTCTTCGAATAAAGTGGCACTTCTGTTTCTAAGCAGTACCCGCTCACGCATACCTTTAAACTAGGCTGCTAGTGCCATTTCTGGCTGTTGATTATCATTTGCGATTATCATTGTTCTTGCGTTAACCGAGCTTGCGCCGGACAACTCCACTTACCTATTAACTACCTGTCGATCCTATTTCGCCCCCATAAGCACACACCTCGATGTGTATTGGTGGAGGCGCGGGGTACCGCCCCCCGGTCCAGTCTAGCGTTGAGTTTGCTTCAACATTGCAGTATATTTATAACATACAAAAACAAACGTGTCAAGACTAAATAAACGAACGGAAAATATGTCGATATTTTTTTGACTATATTTTTTTTAGGTTGAATATCAAGAGGAAAAAAGATGACACAACTAATCAATCCACAGAAGTTTACGCACACGTCGGGCCTATTAAGGTCCTTTTTTTTAGACAAAGGTTTCGAAGAAGTACATACACAAAACCGATTGTCAATACTTGCTGCATGCGAAGATCCATTTAACGTAGCAACATATAATTACGCAGGCGAAGTATGGCCTTTGCCTCAAACAGGTCAAATGTGGTTAGAATATGAATTACTTACTAAGCCTTCATCGAAAGGCTTTTTTTGTGTCAGCACAAGTTATAGACAAGAACCAAATGCAATCCCAGGCAGACATGATATTATTTTCCCGATGTTTGAATTTGAAATGCCAGGAGATATTAATGACCTTAAAGATATGGAATACGAACTTTGCGAATACTTGGGATTTGGCGGATTTGGTGATATAGTTGCAAAACCATACTCTGAATGGCAAAAACATTATGGACTAGATCCTATGTCTGAAATTGAAGCAGAACATGAAATAAAGATGTACGAAGATTTTACTGCAACAATGATTACAGACTTTCCTGAGATGACATCACCATTTTGGAATATGAGTCGTAACGCTAACGGCACTAGTAGAAAGATTGATGTTATCCTAGGCGGAATGGAAACCATAGGCAGTGCAGAGCGCAGTTGTGATGTAGATCAAATGAGAGATACATTCCATACTATTACAGATGGTGCATATAGTAATCTATTATTTGAACTGTTTACCAAAGAGCGTGTTCAAGCAGAACTAGAAAAGTTTTTACAGCACGACTTCTTCCCAAGAGTGGGCGGCGGTATTGGGTTAACAAGAATGATCGCGGCAATGGATAAAAAGCAAGAGGTTGCAATAGCCGCATAACAACCAGTTTGGGGTGACGAAATGGTAGACGTGGGCCGCTGTTTACGGTCTGTTTAAGTATGTGTGCAATGTATTTAAGCGTGGAGGTTCGAATCCTTCCCCCAAAGCCAACTATTTTTCACAGGTTTCTTGACCAGCACATTCTTTTGGATAACACTGTGCTACCATCATATAGTATTCATTTTCATATGATGCAGCCCACATGTCATCTTTGATCAAGTACTTGCATTGTGATTCAGACATTGGTTGTTGCAATACCATCTGATTACCAATGTATTCCCATTCTGCACCTGTGTTACCCCACATAGAGATAACAAGCATAAATTCTTTCATGTCTGCCTCACTTTAATCCTTGTGGATCAATACTAAAGTCATAGGTCATATAATCACCGTCATTTGTTTCACCTTTGCGTTCGCTTTTGTATTTGCCTATTTGTTGATTTATGCCTTTGTCAGTGCGACCTTTTGCACGTTGCATTTGTTTTTTATTTTCTTTAGTTGCAGGAACACTGTAGTTCTTTGGCATCATACGCTCTGGCTCCAATACCCATACATACAGTTCTGAGCCGTCAGCATTTTCAATATGGTTGAGATACATGCTATCTTCTGGAATAGTTTGTTTTACAGGATAGCCCAGCATCGTAGTAATAGTATTATACCCACTAAATGCACAGAATAATGCAATAGGAATAACTATAAACATTACTAGTGTATTGCGATAAAAATGCACGCCTAAACCCAGCACTATCAGTGTTAGCACTAGCATACTCGCAAAGAATGGAAGTAAATTAAAATCAAACATTATCTAACTCTGTCATACCTTCTTCCCAATCCACTAGTTCCTTTGTTAGTAATAAAGTCACTTGGGGTGTTGTTGTGTCCAAGATATGCATGCTTCTCGCCTATGTTAAATCTAACCAAACTCAGTGTTTGCGCTGTTTCAATATAGGGCACTCTAGCAAAATATGTCTCTACATAAGGATTAATTTTGATAACAGTGACTTCTATTATACCTGGCAAGTCTTGACGTACTTCGCCGTCTCTCTTAGTAAACTTACGATTATACACATGTGCCATCACTTGGTATTCACCTTCTACTGTACCGCGTAGTGTTAGCACTTCTCTGTTAAGATGGATAATTTGTTCTTTATTGCTTTTAACATAAACATCATTGCTATAACCCAAATCATCTTTTTCTAAGTGCATTAAGCCCTGGCTTTTGCGCAAAAAACTTACAACATTACCTGCTGGATCTTTCACCCATAAGTCAACGTCGTCATTGTAATCGTGATTCCATTCAATCACAACCATATATTCTGCTTTTTTAATCACATCGCCTTTTTTAGCCACAGGATTAATCAGTATAAAAGCAATCACAAACAAATACACAAATCCAATCACAAGATTGAATAGCAAATCTGTAAAGCCTATGCTGCTTTTGTACTTTAGTTTGTTATCTAGATTCGACATTAACTAACTGCACCTTAAGTATTTGGCTACACACCATTCCTACTAGTGTAGTATACAGCGCAGTACTCATTCCTATTGCCATGTCTGTAAGAGCAGTTTTTACACTGCCTGTGTCTGATATGTTCAAGTTTTCAAAACTGCCGCCCAGCATTAGAATAAATCCGATAACTGTGCCGATCATGCCAAGTGCAAGTAATAGTTCTGTGATAAACCAACCTATGTTTGTTCCTGCTTCAACTGACTTACCGCGGCTCCTTTTGTAAGTCAACCAGCCTACAAATATGCTGGCTGTAAAGAAAACACCTAAAATAGCAAAACTGAGTCGTGTAATATCCTTTGCAATCAATGCATCAATAAAACCAAAACTATAGGCTGCAAACATTGCTGCACAACTAGTGCAAAATAGCAACCACCATCTTAAAAACATAGACATGTGTGTTATTCTCCGTATAGCGTATTTATCGGGTAAATACTACTAATATGGATATATCAACTGTTACAAAACAACGCATCCAAAAGTTTAAAGCCTGGTGGACAGTGGATCATGTAGTTGATTTACTTGTTGATGTTGCATTGTTATTCTATGATGTTATTGCAAGTCCTGTGCTTATAGTTGTAAGGACTGTGCGTTATTTTATAGGCGAATGGGTTGTTGATAAAATCAAAAACTGTATCAAAGGTATTGTACATTACTTTCAACGTAAACGTGCATACAGATTAGAACATGGACATGGACTATTCCGTACCTATTGGTTTTTATTTTTGCCCAGTCCATTTATTATTATACTGCTTATAATGTTGCTAGGCATAAGCATTGGGATTGCAGAAGACTTTGATGTAATGCTTGAACTGTTAATAAGAGGATGCAGTGGTCCTGAAGATGGTTACTGGTGCAATATTAGTTAAAAGTCTACATCTCTTCCATTAATGCTGTATGTACTGCCGTTAAAACCTTGCTTTAGTTTTTCTTCATCAGACATGTTCTCACTGTTCATGCGGATCCTTGGATTGAACGGAGTAATCTCCTTGCCCGGCGATACGTCCATCTCCTGTTCCCCCATCATTGATAAGGTCGTCAAGAGTTTGTCTAGTAGTTTCTTGATCATGTTTTACTTCCTCTAATCCTAATTCAGTCATTTCCATAAGCGTACCATGCATGTAACGTCTTTCACCTGGTGTTAGTGCATAGGGATCTTTAATTGTTAGCGTACTTCCGCACTTAGTACAAAAAGCATAGTTGCCAAATGCACTTGTTATTGCGTAATTGTGTCCAAATATTTTACACATAATGCTCATCGAATTCTCCTAATCTAGTGTGTTGCGTCCGCCTCCCGGGCTTTGTGTACAAGTTTGTGTTTTGGGACATTGAAAGTATTTGTCCATAGCAACAGTCAAATCTGCATGTCCTGTAGCACCACGTTCATATATACACATGCGTTCGTTGGTTTCAGGATCTATGTATTGTCTTTTTAATCTGCAAGTAATTGTATTACTTGTAGTAGGCGGCACTGCTTTTCGTCTACATTTCATGGGCTCAAGTCCCATTATCTTTTGTGGCCAGCGTAACGGATTAGAATCCCATAATGTACAGTGTGCTTTATCTTCACTGCCTGTGTATGTTCTACCTCTAGGCTCAGCGTGGACTTCCGTCCTTAACATCAACAACATTAATAACACTGTGCTTATGACCGCAATGTGGGCAATACATTGCCTTGGGTTTATAGTTTTCATGACTTGCAATACTCCACCAACCTTTACACTCGTCACAAGTGTAATGATGTATATATTCAACTGTTGAAATCATTCATCGAACTCCGCTCTCCAACGAATATCAAAATCGTCGGCAACTTGTTTGTTTTCTAGTTCCTTAATATAAGCTCGCATATACTCACCGCCTACATCACCTTCTGCTATTGCTTGATTCACCATTCCGTTAATAATAGGACCCTTGTTATATTCATTCATTGTGCCGCGTAGTTCAGTAATAAAGGAATATGCATTATCAATAAGACTGGTTCTGATCTCATATCCCATGTCTACACGACTTTGAAAATCTTTTTCATCGTTTATCTTTTTAAACATGTTGTTCCATGCATCTATTGCTGTTTGAATATCTGCATTAACATTACGGCGGCTAATTAGTGCTGCACATGCTGCTTCAATCTGACCTATTTTTCCTGCCTGGAAACTACCAAATCCTCCGTGGTTGCTACCGTCGAAAGGGTCAACAATATTAATTACCTCTGGAGGCCCTGAACTTACTACTGTGGTATAGTCTCCCTTTACTCCTGCGCTAAGTTCACCGATTCTTGCTCTTAGTGCTGTGAGTTCGCCTGCACTGTATAGTCTATTCATAACAGTGATATACTCTGTAGCATGAGTGCTTATGCCTACACCGCCTAAAATACCAATCATATCACTAAGTGTAATAGCGCCATATGGACCTGTGCCGCCTAAGAACTTTGCAATCATATCGTCAACATAACTTGTTACTACAAAATTGTTGTTGTTGCCAATAGTTGGCAAACTTGCTGGCTCTACACTATTAATGTATGTTGCTAGTTGGGCAACTGTTTCAATTCTGCCTAGTTCTAGTGCTTGTAGTTTAGTTTTAAACTCTGCCATTGTGCTAAACGATATAACATCTTTACTGTTTACAAATATCTTTTCGAAGTCTGTATAGTCACCTAAACTCTGTAAATTTAAATCAGTTTCTAAAAGTAGTTGAGCATTTGCAATGAGCTCCGGTGTTGTTACACCATCTAGTATTGCCTGCATGATAACATTATAATTTTCAGATCCTAGATTATATATACTGCCAGGGTCTACACTTGCTTCAGCAAGTAATACATCTAATCCAGATGCACTCAGACCGTTAGCATTATAAAGTGTAGCAATAATTTGTCCTGGGTTGCCAAAACTTGCAATATCACTTAGGTCAAATGCACTGCCTAAATTAACTAAATCACTTGCTAGTAATTGGAAGTTTGATACATTTGCTGTTGTGACAAGTGTACTAACTCCATTTGTCACTACTGCTTGATAGTCCGGATAGCCGCTGCCTAAGTAGTTTGGAAACACGCCGCCTGATGGATAAACTAGACTGTCTGAATTTGGAAACTTACCAAATTCTACACCATCATTAAGTTTTTTAAGTGTAGGTGCAAGATCTTCACTAATGCTTACTAAGCCTTGTGCTGCAAAAAATGTCTGTGCCATTTGCAACGGACTATCACCAAACATCAAGGTGCCATGGGCTTTCATTCTATCAACACCAATACCTGTTCCAACTATGCTTGTATATAGTTCTGGAACAACGCCTGTGAATGCACCACTTCCACTTATGTCTCTGTTGCATAGTGTATCTACTGAACCTCCTGCGGCTTTAACATTAGCAGTTAATTGAGTGTGTCCGTTAGCCGCTGCTTGTATTGAGGTTGCAATGCCTTGTGTTGCAGGTTTAAATCCTGTGCCGTCTGCCATAGCGCCAGCTGCCATTGTGCCTAAATAACTTATAGTAGTGCTTGAACCGTATGCCATTATTTGTATACCAATACTGTTTTGTCGCCTTGTACTCTTGAGTGGCCACATGTATCACTGTCACTAACAACGTGTACAGGTTTACCATTTGCGTGAACTGTTGGTGCACCGCCAGTAACTTTTGCATTACAATGTGCATTGCATCCTTTGCGTCCACAACAAGGATGAGGTGTTACACCACTGCGATATGCTGCAAGCGGTACGCTGCTACTTCTTACACTGTTACGAGCGCCGGTAGTCTTTCCTCCGGCACTGTTTTTATCACCTTTTCTTACGATTGCATATGTCATACTGTATTTATCGGTGCCTATTATATACTATTATAACTTCATACTAATGTCAAAGTCAAAGTTACCCAGTGCAGTGTTAATTTCGTCTTTGCTTAATTTAGCAAGTTCTTGTGCGCCACCTACAACAAGCACTTTACCATTGTGATAAATCTGCGGCATTGTACGATGACCTTGTTCAACTAACCAACGGCGTGTTTCACCATCTGTTTCGATGTTAACTTCTTCAAATTCAAAACCCATGTCTGTGAGTTGCTTTTTTGCTTGCACACAGAATGGGCAAAAGTCTTTGGTGTAAACTGTAATTTTACTCATCTGGATAATCCCTATATAAAAAATGATCTAAACTATCTGCATCGACTAGTTTGCTAAATCCAATGTGTGTTTTAATACTGTCTTTTTTATTTAACACAGCATCCATTGCATCATCCAAGTCTTGCATTGTTTTAAATTCCATGTCAATACGCCACTCACCAAGATCTGCACTGCGAAAGCCTAGTTTCATTCTTGTAATTCTAAATGTGTGCAGTGTTGGCAATGTTGCAAAGTATTCTGTAATACGATCGACAAACTCATTAGGCTTTACACCCTCTGCTAGTTCTGCATATATTGTGTAAACATTCATGTCGCTGGACCAAATAGTTTGTAACCTTGTATTTCACTTTTATACATCATATCCTCATCTATTGTCATTTTTTCATAACCTAGATCTCTGTAAATTGCACATTCTGTTCGTATGCTTTTGTATCCTAGTCTTAGTTTAGGATTAGCATAGTTCCATGCAAACTGCATATTCCAAACTGTATCTTTTGCAACACGATAAATTAGTGTCCAGGCAACAATCTCGCCACCGTCTCTGTATGCAATAACATCATTTTGCGGGACTGTAAACTCCTCTGCATAGATGGGCCAAACACTTGCAAACTTTTTATACATGCAATACTGTCTGTAAATTTCCAGAAGTGGTGCCGGATCTGTATCCTTTGGTAGTATTTCAAAGTCAAGCAGTGGTTTGTAGTTTGTTTCAGTTAGGTCTATATAACCATATGTTGTGTGCGTCTCGGTCATCTACTTTGCACTGACTCCTTGTAATCTTGATCCCAGTTTTTATAGTAGCCTTTGCTTTCTAACCATGCTCGAGCTTCTGTTAGTTTGTCTGTTGGCTGTATCA